CGTTCTTTATCGAGAGCTGATTTTGTTTCATCAATTTTAGCTTGACGAGATGCGTCGAATTCTTTTGCACGAGTCAATTCATCTTGAGCTGCTTTGTGAGTTGATTCAGCATCTTTTGCTTTCAATTCAGATTTAGTTACAGCTTCTTGAGCTTTTGTTGGTGTAGTTGCTTCGTAAGCTTTTTCAGCGTCGTTTACTTTGTTTTGAGCATCTTTTACTTTAGCTTCTTCAGTTGCAACTTTTGAGTGTGCATCGTCAAGAGTTTGTTTTGATTTAGCTTCAGCGTCAGTTGCTTTTTGAACGCCTTCTTCTGCGGATTTAACACCATCATTAGCTGTTTTTACTTCAGCGTCTTTTGCTTTGACTGCTTCTTCAGCTTTAGCAATTGTTTCAGGAGTTGCTTTTTCAGCCGCTTCTTTTGTTTTTGCATAAGTTTCTGAAGCGGCATGTTCTTGAGTTTCAGCTTCTGTTGCTTTAGCGGTTGCGTCTTTTACGACTGTTTCTTGTTCAGAGACGGCTTTTGCAGTTTCGTCAGCTTTTGATTTTGCTTCATCCACAGTTTTTTGAGTTACTTCTTGTGGTTGTGCTGTAGTTGTGACAGTGGTTTCAACTTGTGGTTGAGCGACAGGTGTTACGACTTCGTCAGCATGAACGGCATTTGTAGCGGCCGTTGCTGCGAGAACAGTAGCACCAAGGGTAATTGTTTGTTTAGTAGATTTCTTCATAGAGTTAATACTTCCTTTTTGATAATTTATTTTCATAATAGAACACGGTAGGGGCGAAGGCACCTACCTAGATTTTTTGTACAAAAATCGATAGAATTTTTGTAGTTCATTATTAGTGATAATATTTTTGAGTTTCTTTCGTTGCTTAGCCCAATTGTAGGGCTCGTCGGATTTGATAATCTCATAGAGCTCCGATGTTTTATAGTCTTTGTACGTTTCAAGAATCGATTCATACAGCCATTTGTTCTTGACAGATGGTTCTTCTGTAGGATAATCGAATTCGTTAAGCACAAAGTCCTTTTTAATCGTGGTTTCAGTGACGCCGTTTGGTGTCACTCTAAATTCAAGATCATCATCGTAATCACTAATGAGCGCACATGACCATGCATGGAAAAAATACATGTATGCCATTAGGCGTTTTGCATCCATTTGTTCGTTTGCAAGAAACCAATTAGCTGAGTTTGGATAGATCATTACATTTGTCCTTTCGTGATTTCTAGTATATCACTATTTAGAGGTTGATACAAGCCCAAATTTAGGGAACCACAAATTAATTTCACGTTCAGCGTTCTCGATTGAGTCGGATCCGTGCACGAGATTTTTTAACGTGTTTCCGGTTTGATGTTTTTGACCGTAATCACCGCGTATAGTACCTTGTTTTGCGTTATCGGGGTTTGTTGCACCCATTAGTTCCCGCCAATCATCTATTGCATTTTCTTTTTCGAGAATCAACGCTGTGATTGGTTGTGATGTCATGTATTCGAGTAATGCTGGAAAGAATGGTTTATCTACTAAATCTTTATAGTGTTTTTTGAGTAATTCTTTCGATGGACGTACGGTTTCCATTGCAAGAATAACGAAACCGTGTTGGTAAATCAATTCAATTAGTTTTAACGAAAGATTTTGTTCAATAACATCGGGTTTGAATAAAGCTAATGTTTTTTGTTTAGACATGATATCCTTTCTAATGTACAGAAAACGATTGGTATCCCAATGTGAAGAATAAGCCAATCGTTAAAACTGTGAGAATGACTAACAAAATTGTTAGTATGAGTGTATGATTATCCGCATATTTGTTACCAAATATGAGATATGCATAGAACACTATGAAGCCTAAACACCAAGGTATTAGTTGAAGTAGTACTAATTCCATTTGTTGGCGTCCTTTCAAAGTTTATTTGGGTGAGGCGATCCATAGCTGCATGATGCCTCTTTCAGGTCTACAGAACTGGATAACGATGCCTTCGTGATCGTCCATGTGATAGTATGTGTAGTCGACGACTGCTTGATTGACGCCGTTTTGTTGCACACCCATAGGCGTTTCTAAGACATCCGTAAAGATATACTCGCGCGAAGAACCTTGCGCGTCTGTTACTTGCACGGATTTCCCAACAGCAACATAGGCCACGAGAGGACTCATTACGCCAGGATTATGACCCGCCATGTATGTGACGAGACCGTCATTGTTGTTGAGAGCGTGCCATGCTTGGCCGATGAATCCTTGATTGATGTAATTTTGAAGATTCGGGCCACGATCTACGAAGAGATTTCCCGCTACGAGTTCCCCTACATGTAATTTTACACCGTCAAAGGCGAGCGTGTTTGGTTCAGGTTTTTCAACAGGTTTTACTGTTGATTGTTTTTTTGCAAGTTTTACCGCATGATGCGTTGTTGGCGGAATTTGAACCTTTTTGTATTCGCCAGATGCATCGGGTGTTGTGATCAGTAGCGCTGTACTTAGCAGTAAGTTAAATAAAATCATAAAAGTTGTCGTAAAAGTGCCTTTCTAGTTGTTCTGTGTTGATGTTGTTAAAGTGAGTCTATGACGATGATCTCAAAGTTAATCTGCGACGAGATTCGTCAATGTTATTCTATGTTGACGTCCTCGATCGTTTTATCATCACGGAAACTTCGTACGACGGGGAATCGGAGAGATCGACCGCCGTTTTTGTTTTGAGTTTCTTCGAAGTATTGTACTTCGATGATTCGTCCAAGATAATCTTGACGGTTGTTCCAGATGTGTTCTCGTTGTTGTTCAGTTAGCCCAGATGCTACGTTGACAGTATTTTCGTCATCGAGTTGTACGATGAGTGATTTGAGACCGCCTCGGTTTTTGCCGTCAATGGCTTCTTCAAAACCAACAATCGGTAAATCTGCTGTATGCATCTTTTTCACTTTGAGAAGTCCTTTGACGCGTTTAGTTTCATATTTAGCATCAGGATCATTTAACATAACACCTTCGAATCCGTGTTCTGTTGCATAATCGCTCCATTTATGGATGTCGTGTTTTGTTGTGCGCCCGAGTATTGGGATAACGCGGACAAGTTTTCCCGCCGTGAACGGTGCCATATACAGTTCGCGTCGTTCTTTATAGGAACGCTCAGAGATGCCTTGCTTGAACTCATCATATGGGAGTGCGTCAAAGATGTTGAATCCAATGTTTAGGCACTCGCCATCTGCGGAGAGTTGCTGTCCTGTTTTTTGGAATCGTTCGACACTTGAGAGATTCTCGTTAGTATCTTCTAAGAGAAGTTCGCCATCGAAGATCATGTGCGACGTGTTGTTAAGGACGCTCTCAATGTCGGTTTTAAGTTCGGTAAGACCGTTGATTACTTTTCCTTTACGTGTCTTGACAGAAATAACTTTACCCTTATTTACTTCAACGACAGCTCGAAAACCGTCTAGTTTTTGAGTGACGAAGAAGTAGGTATCATCGGAATAACCGTTGATTTTTTTCTCATAAGGATATGCAAGTTGTACGCTGAAGACGTCTATAAAGTTGTCGCCGAAGACTTTGTTTAAAAGAGCTGCGCCGACAGTGGTTGTCCACGATTTTCCAATAATTTGTCGTAACACGTCTTGTGTATGTTGGTCGTATTGGTTGATCGTGTACAGTGCCATTCCGACTTCGTTTTCTGTGCCGGTGTTGTGTACGAGCAAGTAATCGAGAAGCTCGCTAAAGGATAAGGTGTGGGAAATCGGTTCGATGTTTTTTTGAAGTTTCTTCGTTGAAATGCCGACGACTTGATTTGGATCGCCTAGAAAATTCAAGACCCGTTTGATAGTTGGGTCTTGGATTGTTTCTAATAAGGCAGTCTTTTTAGAAATCTTAGACGTGGCTTTTAAGTTTTCTAAAGTGTTTACTAAGTTTTTCATATTTACACCGTTATAAAGTTGATCCAAGCGATATGTCCTGCCATGAATTGGAGGATGAGTTCGTTTTCGATGTCTTCATAAGAACCCAAGAACAAAGCTGGTGCGAGTTCTGCGTCCATTAGTTGTTCGTCGGGATGAATGTTGATGAGTGGTTGTCCTTTTAGAGCATCAAAAATTGGATGATCAATGTCA